GTTATTGATACATCAACAGCCGCCAATCCACTGTCGGTAATGGAAATTGTATCGGCTAAGTCAGTTATCGCTGCCGTTACTGTACTGGTTTGCGCTTCACTAGCGGAAATCGTATCTCTGCTATCTGTAATCGCTACAGTTACAGAGTCTCCAGCCGATGAGATATTAGCTGCAATCGTGTCGACTATATCGGTAATGGCTGCGTCTACTGTAGCCAATCCGCTTGCATTTACGGAAACGGTGTCAGAAATATCAGTTATAGCAACAGTAGTTGTTGAGCTTTGCGTCTCTGCTATTGCAATAGTGTCATTTGGCGCCGTAATCGCAACCGTTACCGTTGCTGCTCCTGATGCGTTAGCGGCAATAGTATCTGCCACATCGGTTATTGCTACCGTTGCAGTAGCTGAGCCTGACTCTGTTGCAGCAATAGTGTCGTTTGGTGCAGTAATGGCTGGAGTAGCTGTCGCCGAGCCGCTTGCATTTATCGATATAGTATCCGCAAGATCGGTAATTGAGACTGTTAAAGATTCTCCAGAAGGTGTTGGTATAGAATATAAAACTAAACTTTTTATTGCATTAAATGCAAGCAGATAATTAGAGCTAATTTTTATCTTTACATTATCGCTTAAAAGGCCCCGCCCAAAAGCCGCAAAATTTAGCTTTATATCAGCCGCTTTCCTTTCCCTGTTTAACCATGTGTACCCGCCTCCCATTCTAAGCGGAAAATTCTCATCTGTTCCTAGTGTGACATCTGATGGGGTTATCGCTCCTGTTACGTCAATTCCATCAACGTATACACTAAAACAGGATGAAGACAGGGCATTACCTGTAAATGTAACTAAAACTGTGTGCCATGTGGAATCTGATGGTATTACATTAGCTGTAGAAGCCGGCATCTGTAAATCAGTGCCAGAACTGTAGCATGACACACCTATAGACAAATCATTATTTATATAAACAACCCATCCACCATTTGGAACAGATACGCCATCAACTTTTGCAAAAATTGACTCACCAAAGCCTGCTGCCGGAGTTGATTTTAGAGCAATATGAAACAGCGCCCATCCGGGTGCGTTTCTAAATAAATCTATTACTTTTTTAGATGTAAAGTCTACATAATCACCAGATACTGGAGTACCAGTGCTTTCCCAAGCTTGCCCATGCGGGGTTAATGATGTTGTAAAGTTTACATAAGATGAATTTTTATCTGCATTTTTTGGATAAAATAATTCGGGATTTATTAATGATGATGCTCCATTTTTATTATTAGATTGTAAGGAGACATTGACAGAAGATTTAGGTAGGTATATTGCAGTATTAGAAGTAGGGGCAGTGCCAGCATTAAAAAGGCGATAAACAGCTATATCATCAACATACAAAGATGGGGAACTGGCTTTATCCGCTGTTTTGCGGCTTACCCATCTTTCACCAAGTTTGTTTTTCCAGCCTGATAAGGCCATTTTATTTGTCTATGACTTTAAGTGTACCCATTAGCACAGGTGCGACCGCTCCATTCGCTAAAAATATAGCCATTAAGCAGGCATCAGCCGGTATTTTAGGAAGGCCAAGCTGTGCCCAGTCAAGATTGAAGCCGGTATTGGCTGCAATGATAGGAATCTCTACTATGCGTTTTAGTAGCGTTATGCCAAAGCCTGTTCCACTTGTCCAAGTAGCGGAAGTTACCAAGCTTACCGGAGCCCTTACACCCGTGTCACCTGCCTCCATTGGAATTGGTTGCATCTGTCCTGCCTGGGGAGCGGATACGACCGCGGCTATTACACCAGCAGATGCTGCTCCTGTGTTTGCGTCAGTGTAGTTAAAAGTCGCTGTACCGGACGCTGCGCCTGAAGTCGTGTAATTCTCAATCCATGCCTCAACACCTATTCCGTTGTCCGTGATACGCGCCGGTAAACTTCCAGGAGTTGTAATCGTGTATGTTGATGCTGCAAAGCCCATACCTCCACACGCCCATAAACGATCTGCAAGGATAATTACTCCTGGTTGGTTACACATCATGCCAACCTTAGCTAGCCAGTTCTGTACCGCTCCGTTACTGTAGATCATGGCTCCTGCCGTTGCGCTTGAACATGTGTAGCCTGACCCGGCAGTATAAGCAGGAGGTGTTGCTCCGGTCGCAGGAAAGCCGCCTGCCACCCACATTGAAAGAAAAGCTCCAGCGCCTTTTGCGGTGTTGGTTGCTGTCTTGTAATATTGGATTGTTTGCGCCGAATTTAACCCGCTTGCAATGTCGTCTACCGTTGTTATAGCCATAACCTTATCCTATGCTTGTTAATTCTGAGAAGTACGCCTCAACCGTCACTGTTTGCGCTGTATTGCCAGTAAACTCAACCTCCAAGTGCATTACCCCTGCGCTTACTTCATAACTCCACTCTCCAACCGTGTTGTTACCAGAACCATTGCCGACACTAAAAACAGTTTTCCAGTTAGCACCTGCGCTTGCAAGTGTAGGAGTTGCTCCGGTATTGTGAGCAATTAAAACATTGCCACTGCACTGTACTGTGGGCCCTGTTGCGCCATTTGTAATTTTAAATGTAAGCACCCCGCCAAGCGCTGTTCTAAGGTCTACGCTACCTCTTGCTGTTGAGCCTGATGTATTGGTAGTGCCGGCAGTTACTAAGGTGCGTGAGTTTTTAATTGCCGTTGACATTATATTTTCCTCGTTCCATCATCATTAAAGATGCAAAAACTAACTTCTGTCTGAGCTATTTTACCCTCAACAACCAGTGAGCCTGGGGATGCTTGTGTTCCTGTTCCAGTTGCGAATATTTGTTCGTAGAAGCTTGCTGGACGTTGTATTGCAAGCTGGACAGCAGCCCATCCTGCGCCAACTGTTGCACCACTTGCGCCGCTTTGAATACCAGTTAGGGCATCTTGCAAGCCCGCGCGAATATTAGCAAAGCCTGTCGCTATCGTTCCGTTTTTAGCTGCTGCACTGAGTATATTTTGAAGGTTGAACTGTTTCCCCTGGCAGGATAACATATAGTTCATTGCGTCTTGCCCTGCTCCTGCCGCTACTATTGCCGGTGTGAAATTAGCCCAAATAATAGCATTGTCAATGTCAGTTACTTGTGTTGCAGACTTCCACACTTTGAACGTTGAATCGCTGTTAAGATAATTTGCTATTCCAAGGGTATCGGCTGCCGTTATCATTGCTGCTACTGCTGGAGTCGATACTAACCACCCCTGTACTGCTGTTACTTGCGCTGGTGTTAGCATGATTAAGCCGCGTGAGTGATGGTGAATGAATTAAGGGTTTCCGGTGCAGTTGTAGCAAACGTTGTGTTTGTCACAACTACATCGGTTCCAGACGTGCCGACAGTTAAATCACTGATAATGTGAGTTGTATTGTCTGACTTTGTAACCCTTGCGATTGCCGCTACACCGTTATTACCAGGAGTTACCGGATTAGTAGTTGGAGCGTTCATTGTCATCGCCCCTGCCGATGCTGCCGCCCATATATTTCCAGTCCATGTGAACGTAGCTAATAACGTTCCGTATGCGCTGGTATATATATTTAGTTTTGCGCCTGTTCCTGCCTGAGTAGTTATAGCGTCTAAACGTGCGTTCTTTGTTGCTGTTAAGAATGACCAAGCCATTTTAATTACCTATTATTGAGTTGTTACTGGATAAGAAATTGATGATACAGGCATCCCGTTTTCATCGAATTGTAGTTCGCTTTTTCTTGGTAGAGTTGCTGCATGATGGACTTGAGCCATTGCATCATGTAACTTATTAACTGACTCTCCAACATGGCTAAATTGCTCCATAACTTGAGCCATTTGCTGCATTAGCATCATTTGTTGCTGTTCTTTTTGCATATCAACCTCAGTTAGTTGAGAAGCCTTTATTATTTCCTGTGTTTTTGCATCGGCAAGTCTTGCCTCTGCTTCAATCTTTAGCCGGTTAGAGCGCGCTGTCTGCTCATCGGTAAACGCTTTCATTTTCGCCTCATCCTTCGACTCTACGTCCGCACTCATTTTTTGAATTACTGTATCAAGCTGTTGAATCTGAGCCTGTGCCTGTTGGAGCTGCTGATCTGCCTGCTGGAGATGTTGCTGAATATCTGGGGGTATTTCTTGCTGTCCTTCTGGTTTGTCTTGAAGTTCTGGAGGAAGTGTTTTTTTAAGTCTCTCAGCAAGCTTATCGGCCATAGGGAAGTCTGCCGCCTGCATGATAATGTCGCCAGCAACCTGCATTAATGCTGGATTGCGCGATGCTATTTCACTAAGAGCCTGAAAAGCCTCCTGGCGCTTAGTGCCATAGTCTGCCCCAACATCCACGGTTACATCGTAACGGCCAATTCCTAGGTTATATATTTCAGTTATTTCACCGGTTACCGGATTCAGTTGCTTAGTTAGTGGCTGTTGCTGTTCAGGGTCAAGCTGTACGTTCTTTTTTTCGTTATCTTCGCCTATTATTCTTGCAACCCTAGCTGTGTCGTAAATTTTTGGAATAAGATCGACTAATATCTTTCCAGTAAACTTTAACGCCCTTGCCCTGTTATCTACAAAATGGAATGTTGCTGTTTCGCCCTTCTGCTGAACCTTGTTAAGGGCAATTCCTGACTGGTCATTAACATTTCTACCAAGCTGACCATCATACTGACCAGATGCCATTTGCATGTCTTCGCTAGCTACCTTCATCCCTTCAAGATAAGCCTGACTTGATACTGGAGGGGCTACTCTCTGTGGTCTTGGAATAGGGTCTCCGTTCTCGTCTTTGTGATTCCAAGGTAGATAAGCATGATTATCTGTATTTGCTGTTTCCCAAAAATCCTTGTATTTCTCGAACGCTTCTGCAGGCCCATCCCAGGGAATTTTGCTTTGAAGTGCTACAAACTCAGTATTGCTTGACAGGTTGTAATTGTACATGCGCTGCGCATCTTTCATCTGCCGCGTATGCCCTGTGCGCCATACTTTACCGTCAATTACCTTTTCATCTCCTACTACTCGGACAATAGGTATATATTTTCCAAGCCATTCTTTTTCTTCTATGATCTCATCACCGGCAATCATGCTCCATTTGACAGTTTTATTTACTTTTGTGCGCTTTTGCCCTGTTTGTTCATTTGTGATTGTTTCTTTTGACTCTACAATTCGTATGTACTCAGCAATCCTGATTGTTTCCTCAGTCTTCCAAGAGTTATCAATGTCCGGCCCCCAAGCATCGGTCTTATATTTTGCATCTGGATATTTAGCTATAAACTCGCTTTTATTCATATCCTCGAAGACGAAAGCATATGCCGAGTCTGAGCCATCAAAATCCGACCCTTCATCCATGTACACGTTTAAAGGGTTTCGTACAGCCTTTATGTATATTTCTTGGTTAAATCCATCATCGCTTTCATAATCAGTTATTACGCGCCAATACCCCAAGCCTGCATCTACAGCAAATTCACTTGCTATATTGTAAGCTGTGTCAGCACTGCTATTTTCTTCAATATGACGGATTATTCCGTTAATGACTTCTGCTGTTTCCTTGTCCGCGCCATCATCCACAGGCTTAACGACTATCCTAGGTTTGTTCTGTCGTCCTTCGTTAATGATCTGCCGGTTATGCTGCTTAACCTTGTTTACAGTGATACATGGCCTTCCCTCTCTATCCCTGGAATCCTGCATATCATCATCCCACTGCCAGCCATTGTCGCTATCAGCGTTAGAAAATTTTAAATCACTAACCCACAAGGCCCTATTTGCTGCCTCTGCTTCTTCGAGTGATTTAAATCGATCGTGAGCCTCTTTGACAATGTCTTTATCTTTCATCTTTATCTCATCCAGCTTGACTTATTAGGTCTATGGGTTAATTTAGGCTCATATTTCAGTGTTACAACCTTGTTTGCTGCTGCGCGCCTTGCGCCTTCAAGAGCATACCGGCAATTTTTAACCAATATACCATTAGCAAAATATTCGTGGTGGTTTTCAACAGTTAGATTGTAAACGTCTCTTTTTGTCTCTTGCTCTAAATGCTTTTGCTTTGCAGTTGGCATGACAATACTTATCACGTCCGCCAATCGCCCTAGCCATAAACTCTTTTCCGCATATTTCACAAAGTTTCGAAATAGGGACATAGTTTTTATATGCGAGTGTACCAATTTTTTTATGGAACTCTTTGCCTTCATCGCTTGAGTGCCATTCTTTAGAGAGGTGTCTAACGCTATCCAACCATTTTCTCTGCTTATCTCGCCTGTAGTTGTTAAAGTGCTTATTGACATGGTATTTTGCGGTAATAAGCTCAAGATTGCTGATGTCATTATTTGCATTATTCCCGTCAATATGGTGGATATGATGCTTTTTGCCAGCCGGTATTTCTCCGTGTGTATGCTTCCAAACTTCACGGTGTAAAATTTTTGGACTTCCATTTGTCCTTGATAATCTAAAATAATCCCTGTCAGATGATCTAGTGCTTTCAGGATACCTAGTGTAGGTTTCGCCATTAAACTCTTGCTTTTCTGTAACTGCCATTTCGTATACTCCAAGTCTATTAATAAATTATCATCATATCGTATAGTATTGGAATAAAAGAAATCTTTCTTGCTCTCAACCCATATTTTATGATCTGGCGTACACCATAATCCGTCAATGTTTATTACTTCCTGATTGATTCCGGTAATGCCTGCATCAATAACGCGCCGGTATCCTGATCTTGTTAATACCTCGTCTCCTATCTGTACGTCCTTAATCTTTTTAAATCCATTTCGCATAGAAATCAAAGAGTTACCTTCTATGCAGGCATCTATGACGTGATTGTCTTTATCTTCAAGCAGTGGCAGTATATCACCCGTAAGCTTGTCTTCTTTATAGCTGTAGTATGTTAGTTCGTCAATTGTATGAACACATCTTGGGTGAACGATAATATCAAACGACTTAAGCCACTCTATGCCATCCTCAATGCTTTTTGGCCCTTTCACTGCTGACCTTATCTTTGGGAAGCCATTCTTCTGCATGTGTGAAATGGTCTCAGGTCTTGCGCTATCAGCTGTTATAGGCCATTTTTCTGCATCTGGAACGCTCATAAACAGCTCAGGAAGATTTACTATTTCGCATCCGACTCGGTAAGCTTCGTAATCAATATATAAATTATTACCGTCAATACTACATCTAATAAGCACAGAAGGATCAACAGCAAAGCCCCAATCAGCGCCTAGTCGATATATTGTGCCATCTGGCCTAGTAAACTCTTCAACTCGCCAATTTCTGAAAACCCTAGCTTCACTATTTTGCCTATATTTACCAAGCCAGACATGATTATATTTATCAATATCTCTGCGCTTGTCATATTCCAGTTCTTGCTTAAGTTCATCAGGGAACCAAGGATTATCGCAATAATTCGCCTCTATAACTATGGCGTTTTCTGGTGGAGTGTCACCCCTAAGAAGCGCATCTATTGGATCAGTTGCCAAGTTAGGATTCCAGCTTGCCCATATCTCAGATCCCGGCTTTCTGAATGTTGGCCTGGCTATTGTCAATGACTTATCGCTTATATTCTGCGCTTCCTCAAGCCATAATATGTCGAAGTCTTCAAGTGATTTAATACTGTCACTGGTATGTGACTGAAGGCCTGTAAAGATAGCAAGGCTACCGTTTCTAGCTTTGATGCAATCCTCTTGAACGATAAACATAGGCCCTACTTTCATCTGTTCTATTTTAAGTTCAAGCAAGTGCTTGACAGATTGCTTTAAGGATTTTTGTATCTCTCTAGCGCAACATATCCTTGTTGGCTTTTCAATCATCCTTTCTATAGCCAGCTCTGCAAAGAAATGAGATTTTCCGCTACCCCTACCTCCATAAATCCCTTTATACCTTGATGGATATAACAGAGGCTTAAATACTCGCGGGGTGCGAATGTCAATGATCATTTATCGTCGATGATAGTGCGCGTTATTTGCTCAATAACAAGATCGCCTGTAACTGTTATGTCTTTGGGCAGTATCTTTCCCACAAGAGTCATGAATGGCCCTGGATTTTCTAGTGCTTGATAAGCTAGATATTTCCTTCCGCCAACGTCCTGTAGAGCGCCCTCGATCATTTCCTTTATCATTATCGTAACTTTAGCCTGTGAACCCTTTGGCCTTCCTGGCCCTGGCTTTGTTAAGTCAAGATTATTAACTGGTGTTGGATTTCCTGCCATATATTTTCGGTTTTTTAATTTATTAAACAGTGTTCAATTAATTGTTAAAAAAAGCTTACCATATAGATAAGCTTAAATCAATTAATAGCTTAAAAGCTAATTATTTCAAGTAATAATACTATATTTCAATCTCATAAATCCAAGATTTAATCTTTTCTGAGCCTAATTCCATTGTGTGCATTTTTTTACTTTTCCATTGAATTGACTTGCAGTCTAATGATTTTGCCAGTTCTATAATATGTCCTAGGCAAACCCCAATCGTATCTGCATAAATTGATTCAGCAAGAATTATAAAAAGAATTTTTTTACTATTCACCTCGTCATGTCCAACTCTAGCAACTAAAAGCATGTCATTACACATGTAAAATTCTGTTACGTCATTTAATAAATCAGTGAAAATCTGCCTTAAATTGTATGACAATGGGTATTTTCTATTTGCCTCATAATAAGCATTTGTAATGCTTTGGAAGTTAAAAACAGGGTCATGTTTAATCAATAAAGATTCGGTCATTGTATCGGTCTCATATAAAATTGTGCTGGATATACTGTAGCCGGAACTGACCGTTGCTGATAACTTGGCATTTGCACAATAGGCATTCCGTATGCGCTTTTAATACGATCATCTGATGCCCTTATTTCTTCTTTTCGCTCATTCCAGTACTCGTTATTAATCTGCTGCTGTTGAAGGCTTATCATCTCGTCCATTCTATCAGTATATTCATCTGCCGATGCCATGCTTACTAATCCAATTGTAAGTATTAATGCAACTACTGTAAACGATAATACAATAACTAATACAAAAACTGCATCATCTATCAAATTTATCCAAAAATCTTTTTTCATTTCATTTCCTATTTTTTTAATTTATCAGCCAGATATTTCTCTGCTTCTTTTCTGCCAATCGCCTCAAATGGTGTAACTATTTTTACTATAAAATCATTTCCTTCTACATCCTCGGTAAAATCTTTTATATCTCCAAACCATTGTTTAATAACTATATTTCCGTTTGTATGCAAATATCCCCACCACATCGAATCATCATAAATGTATTTATATCCACTCATAAATTTTCAATTTTATAAGTGTTACGAACCATCTGAGCAGACAATGTAATTGCTCTTTGTCCGACATCTTTGTGCCATTTGCTATCTAGCATTTCTCCTGCTGCTCCTACCCAGTCTTCCTTTTCAATAAAAGCAATCATTTTAACAAACTTATTTAGTCGTGTAAGGCCAATGTTATAGACCATGTTGATTAAAACATCCTGTCTAGCCGGGGCCAATACATTAAACCAAAAAAACTCCTCGTTAAGTGTTTTCCTGCATTGTTCAATGCAACATTTAAGTATTCTCTCTGCCTCTTCTTTAGTCATTCCATTACTGTAAAAATAAGCAATCTCAATAGAGCTTAGCTCTATTATATTAGCTTTTAAATTATACCCATATCCAATTGTATCAACTCCTTTTGTGTCCTTATAACAGTGCTTTCTATAGCCCTCGTGTATCTTTAATTGATCAATCAATCTACTCACTTACCATCCCCCTTATTTGCATCATAACGGCATCTAGCAGGGCCTTTGTGTCATCTTCGGTAATTGCCATTCTAATAACGTCAACATGGCCTGTATCTCCAGGATTGAATTTAAAATGTATTTGACTATTCCCTTCTACGCTAACGCTAACCTTAATCATTTATTTACCTATGAGTTAAATCATTTCATTTTAATTTTACTAAATTCTTTTTTTAACTCTTTTTCGTATGCTTTATATGCTTCGTCATATTCATAAAATGCTTTGGCATATAATGGGTAGTATGCTTCGGCCTCTTCTAAGGATTTTGAATATGCTTCGGAATATGCCTTATATGCTTCTGAATAGGCTTTGGCTTTATCGCGTTCTTCATTAATCAATTCAGTTATAGTCACGTCATAGATTCCCTTTATGTGCGTAATTCCATCTTGTTAGATGGCGTTTATGGTTGCTTTCACAATCATTTCCAATCACATCACGTTCACAAATTGGGCATTTAGTTTCGTTGTCGCAAATTGCAACCTCACAACACTCAGTAAACATTGTGCTGTTAGTTGGAGAACATAGAAAAACTCCAGATTTGTAACCTTCGTTTATATACATAATTATCCTAAATACATTTATTTACAATTAAAGACTTGTCTAGTCTTTGTTGAATTACTCGAATTACACGTTAATGCGCATCCTGACTTAGTTCTTTCCCATCGATCTTTCAAAAGCGAATCCTCCTTATCTTGGTACTGCATGTTAACGATTGCATCAAAGCCGCCACACTCAAGAGCGCATATATGATCGACCACAAAACCTTTTCTACCATTAGGATAACCCTTATAAACGTCAAATTGGTGCTTTACATTCTGGCTTCTGCATGTTGCTCCTTCTGGTAATTCTCCAGCATTAGCTTGTTCAATAAATACGTAACAGGCAAATAAATAAACCAAAATCCCGATTGTTACTGTTATTTTTCTCATTGTATTTTCCTTAAAACGGAATTTGCGAGTCATAATCATCATCTGTAGAAGGCTTCGATCTGCCAGACGCCCTATCCTGCTGGCTTGGCTGATACATGAGTTTTGGCTCTGCTGAATCCGGTTTTTTTTCGGTTAAATCGACGATATTACATGCCACATTCAGTGATTTCCTGGCAATACCATCATTTCCCGTGTATTCGTGTTCGCTCAATTCTCCAGACACGAATACAACCACCCCTTTTTTCAAATAATCCACCAGCGATCCCTCTGCCCGTTTACCGAACACCGAACATTGCAACCAGATTGTTTTCTGATTGTCGCCATAGCCAACATTATTTGCAACACTGAAATTAAGGATTGCGCTACCACTCGGCATATGCCTTATTTCTGCATCCCTTCCGATTCTTCCCATAAAACTGAATACGTTGCTCATTTTTTTGAATCCAAAAGTTTTATTACATGAAGTGAAATATCGAAGCTTAATCGGGCAATCCCAATAACTGCAATGATTATAAAAACAGCCAATTTAGCGATATGATAAATTGCCTGTGTTATTAAAGATAATGCCAACATTTATTTATCCATTTAGTTTTAATTGCTTCGTATATTAGTTTATCCATTTGCTAAGTAAAGTCAAGTTAATTTTCTTTGTAGACGAAAGAATATGCTAAAAGCTGAGCATCTGTTTCCTCCATAAGCCTGTCATTCATGATAATTCCAACACGCTCAATAAAGTCATAATTGTCCTCGCTAGGGTCATGCCCCATAAACTCTAAAAATTCTGTATCTGTCATAATTTTTCAATCTGCACAATTATCTTGCCGCCCTTAACATTAGGCATCCTAATCAGCGTCAGCCGGTCGATCTGGCTATCATCTTCCCACACCCTGGCCTTGGTTAACGAGTCGCATAAAAGCTTTTCGCAATTAGCTATATCTCTCTTTCTACGATCTGGTGGAAATATTTGCATACAAACTGCTATACGCCCCATAATAGGATTGACCGCTCTAGCTCCCTGAGAGTATGTAGACACCGCGATAACGTCAATGTATGCTCTAGCTATTGCTGACAAAATAACTCGCCCAGAAACGGCTCTGTATGCCCTATTTAGAGATGGCGGGTAAGGAAGGATAAATTCTTTAATTCCATACATTTTTTGATCTCCACTCCATAATTTCAGGGATAAAATCACACATAATCGAACCACATGAACCGTGCCGGTTTTTCTCAATAATTATTTCAGGGCTTTCACCTTCCGGTCTGTACAGCATCAGGATATTGTCGGCTTCCTGCTCTATTACTCCGGAATCCCTAAGGTCGGTCATAACTGGCCTTGGATTAGCCCTGATTGCTCCTGATCGGTTAAGCTGTGCCAACAAAATTACAGGGGTCTCTATCATTTTTGCCAATGATTTTATTGCCGTTACCGTCTCGCCAACCTCGATATTTTTATTATGCTGTGACTTTTCTGACTTAATCCGCGTAAGGTAGTCGATTACAATTAAATCCAAGCCACCGTTAGACTTCCATGCCCTTGTCATCATAGACATCTCGTTTGCCGTGATAACCGCTTTATCGCAAACTCGCAAATTGTAAGTAAGTAAATTTTTTTGAGCCAAAGTAATTCTTGCAAAGTCAGAGTCATCAAGGTCGGCATGTCTGATTTTCTTTGCATTTACTCCAGATTCCAAAGCTACAAGACGCTGGAAAAGTTGCAGAGATGACATTTCTGTGGAAAAGAACCCCACAGATTTTCCTGCTTTCATAGCGTTTCTAGCTGCAGACAATCCAAACGCCGTCTTTCCTACCCCTGGTCTAGCACCTATCACCACAAGGTCTGTTGGCTGTAATCCTCCCATGTCGTCATCAAGCGCAATTATACCTGTTTTAACTCCAGAACCTCCGGTATCCTTTTCCTCGAATGTCTTTGTCATGTAATCGGAAAGCTCAACTAAACCTCGCCTAATATCGTAAACAAAATCTTTTCCGTCATCGTTAGCCAGTGTCATTGAGTCGGATATAAGCTTGCTAATAACCTTCTGGTGGTCTTCCCCGTCATCAAGCTCTTTGCTAGCTGTTTTTACCGCCTTGTTGACCATGCTTGAAATCGTAGCGTTTTTTAGCTCATCAAGGTAAAGCTTGTAATTTTTAGGGGAACCGTAAGCGTTTCTTTGCAAATCTATCAATTGTGAGATAAAGCTCTCATCGCTAATGCCATTTAAAGGCGATTTAGATTCCATTAGAGACGCGTTTACTGAAAAGACATCTATTGCTATGCCTTTTCCAGTTAAATCCAGCATAGCGTCAATTATGAGGCTATTTCTGATAAACCACCTTGATTCAATAGGAGCGGTTATTATCAACTCAGGATTGCATAGCAGAATATGAACTACCATATCTTCGATCAAAGCCTTGTTATGATTCATTCTTAACTCCAAGCATCGCTTTCATTTCAGCAAGATGAGCACGTCCAATTGCAGTTATGGGCACTGCCTTTTCCCAATTGGGTAACATTTTTACATTTCTGGATTCCTGAACCTCGCTGATCTTTTCGATAATATCTGCAAGGGTCGGATAATATTTGCTTGATAGCATGTGGTTAGTTGCCGCCTTTTCAATATCATCCAGTTCGTAGACTTTTAGTTTTTCAAAAAACAAATTAGCGTGTGACGGATTAACGGATTTCGAATAATTATTGCTTAAGTCGTTTAGGATTTTGAAAAATCCCTGGTAATCTTGTTTTTCCATTTTATCCACCTATAAGTTGTAAATTATCTACTTCACCAAAAGTCTTGCTTTGCATAAGGCTGAATAGTATTGACTCATTTCTTTCCTGTTTTGAGTTTACAGGAATATTGCAGACAACAGGCTCATCTGTCCACCTTTTTCCGTTCAGGTATGATGCTGGATTAGGAATGTATTTTACATCTGTCCAGATATAAGCCTGTGGGCTTGAGTTTCTGATTATGACGTTGTTTATAGCTAGTTCACGTTCAGTCTCGGTTAGCTTTGCCCATGCCTTTACAGCATCTTGCCGTTTAACTTTTTTTGGATACTGTGCGTAAAATTCATCAAAGCCGATTTTGTTATCAACTTTTTTTGTTTCCGCTCGGACAATATCTTTTTTGTTTACATTGTTTTCATTGTTTAATTGTTTATATTGTTTAGTTGTGGTTATTGGTTGGTTAAGCGTTGGTTGGGCGTTGGTTATTGGTTGGTTATCTGTTGGTTGTTTCGTTGGTTGCATATCCTGATAAAGTGAGTAATTACAAATAGTTATGATGGTTGTGTGTTGGTTAGTTTTTATATCAATCATCGAGTCGTTTTTTAACATTTCTAAAAAAGTTCTTACTTTCTGCCTTCCCCATTTCCAGCGACTAGACAACGTCAGTTGTGAAAGTGCTAGCTGGCCTCTCTTACAT